TCGCCGCCCTGGGGTGCGGAATGTCGGATGCCTTCGATGAATGACTCCTGCGAGATCGGGTCAGAACCACCGAGCTGCTGCTCCACGAGGGCCGCATCGGCGAGCTCACGCGAGAGCACCCGATCCCAATAACCGTGGCTCATCGCATTATCCTGAAGCGCCTCGATCCGCAGGGAGGGCTCCCCGTACGTATTGACGGTCCACGTCGCGAGGTCGAGCACGTCGTTGTCGTTCACGAGCAGGATGTCGCCCTCGGACTGTGTGCGGAAGTTGGCGGCCGAGGTACCATACTTGGCCGCGCTCACGGTATTCTGTGCGACCTGCTCCGTCCCCCCGGTCCGCGTCAACCTAGCCTCGTTCACGATCAACGCGGCGCCGAAGCGCGGAGTGAGATCCCGGTAACTCATCCCGATCCCGTCGTCGGCCCATGTCCTGCCGGTGTAGTCCGCGATCGGGACCGCGAATGCCGCGCGATCTATGAACGTGAGTTTGCCATCACGTGCGATGAAGATCCTTCCCCCCTCGGCACGCTCGACCTTCAGCAGATGCTCCAGGGTCGGGACGTTCTCAAGCGTGGTCGCCGGGATGGTCGACTCCCCCGTGTCCAGGTCCCGGTCCCCCGCCGGCCACCCGATCTCATCCAGGATGGCGCCGATGTAGGCACCGGACAGAGCCGACGAGAACGTGCCGGACAGCTTGGCGAGCGCTAGGATCGCGAACCCGTCTACGATCTCGAGAGTGACGATCTGGTCGGTCTTCGCGGGGAACTGCAACGGCCATTCTTCCACGTAGCCTTGGAACACCGGATACGTCACCGCGTTCCAGATCGCACGGATACGGATACGGCGCATCGGCAGGATGTTGGGGTAATACGGGGAGAGGCTGTTCATCGGAGTGAAGCGTCCGTCCTGGTTGTCCAGCACGATCGTCCCCGTCCCCGCCTGCGTCCGCTGGAGCTCTGTGGACACACCGCGGGTCGTCGAGAAGTTCCGCACGTACGACGTGATATCGGCCCCCCAGGTCGCCGACGTGCTCGGGTCGTTCAGATCAAGATGCACCGAGAGAGTAGGGACGCTCATACGATCCCCGTCGTCACGTTGCGTCGCTGATGCTTGACCAGCGCGTCGATCGCGATGCGTGCAAGGGTCTCGGAACCGACCTGGATCACGACATCCCCGCCCCCCCCGCCACCAGCGTTCGGCACGACCGCCCCGGACGTGGACGGCACGAACAGTTCCGGCCCCCGCTCCCCGACGAGATACGGCATCCCCATCGAGACCGGGCCGCCATGCTGCCGTCCCCGGACGATGCCCGCGGGGAGACCGCCGATCTCGGCGTGGTACGTCAGGGATACATCGGTGTGGACCTTGGACGGGATGCCCTTCAGCCCACTCACGTACTGGTCGAGCGGTCCGAGAATCTTCTCGAGGTCGGAGCGCGTGAATCCGAACTCCTTGCCGAGATCAACCAGCCCGGCCACCACATCGCGGGTTGCAGTGTTGGCGTCCTTCTGCTCCTTGACGTATTCACGAAGGTTCTCCTGGAAGCTCACGCTGGATGACGCGAGCTCGAGGATCGCGTCGCGGTATTCCTCAGAGTTCTGCTTGCCCTGTCGCTTGAGCTTGTTGACCTCCTGCTGGGCATCCCGGATCCCCTCGAGGTCGCCGACGAGACCGAGTAGTCCGCCGGCGAGCGCAAGTTCTGCTGCCCGTTGCTCCCGTGCCGCGTCCGCGGCAGCCTTGTGCGCCGAGACCAGTTCTCCGGTCTCCTCGTCCAGTCGGCCGGCCTGCACCGCTGCGAAGATCTGCGCGTTCCCGAGATGTCGAGCGTTCTCGGCAGCCACGGTCTCCTCGTCGGAGAGCTCCTGGGCCCGTGCCGCGGCATCAGCCATCGCGTCGTCGAGTCGGTACAGCCCAGGGGCGACGAAGTCGGCGGCGGTCTTCACGGCGTCGAGGCCGCGGTGGGCGAGTTCACTCCAGAAATTGATCTTCTCCTCGCCCTCCTGCTGACCGGGGAGCACGGCCTTGAGCAGCGTCATGCTGGCGGTCAGGTCTTCGGCGATCCCCGAGACCCGCTGCATGACGTCGGCCATCTGCTCGAACGCGAAGACCAGCACCGGGCCGACCGCATGGAGCACGTCCACGCCGGCAGCGACCAGGTCCGTGAGCGCCGGTAGGAGCGCCTTGCCGGCCTCGGCCGCGAGATCGGTCATCTCGGCCTTCAGCACCCGGATCTGGTTCGGCAGCGACTCCCCCAGCGTTCGCCCGAAATCGCCCTGCTGCTTCACGGTGTCCTGCATGATGATGTTGAACCGGGCCTGAACCTTCTGGGCGTCGGTGAGTGCGGTGCCGACCTCAGCGATCCCCGACTTGTATGCCTCGGCCTGAACGCGAGCCTCGTTGATGAATACGCCGAAGCGCCGGAGCGGCTCCGCTTCCCCCGATAGGCCCGAACGCAGTCGCTCGAGCATCTCGGATGGATCCTGGTTGTTGAACGATGCCATGTCGCCGGCGAGGCCGGTCATGGTCACCGACATCTTGGCCGACGCGTCCTCGGCCAACCCCGCCGAGTCGAACATCGCGCCGAACGCGCCAGCACTTTCGAGCGCCGCGGCTTTCGAGATCCCGAAGCCGGAGGCCGAGTTCTCCGCGAAGCGGTTCACCACGCCGACCGAGCGCTCGAAGATCACGTTGGCCTTGTTCTGAGCCTCGCCGAGGTCCGACGCAGCATTGACCGCCGCACCCATCGCGACGACGACACCGCCGATCAGGGCGGTCTTGATAAGGGCCGCGTTCGCGCTCACCGAACTCTTCAACCCGGACACCTGGGCGTTGGTCTCGGCGACGCCCTTCTTGACCCCACTCGAGTCGGCGACGATCTTCAGTACGAGCGGCGGGATCGGCATCAGGGTTTCCTAGCCATCGCCGTCAGCCAGTCCGCGATGCTCGGGCCTTCCTCGCCCCACTCCCACTGAGGGATGAAGTCCTCGACGGGACGCTCGATGCCGTGGGAGGCCGCCTGCTGCTGCATCAGCAGCGCGAAGCCGGCCTCGATCCTTCGATGCAAGGTCAACGGACCGAAATCCTCCTCGAACGTCTCCCACTCGATCAGCTGGCGGTACGGCAGCCGCTCGACTTCGCCTATGGTCTTGCTAAGGGCCAGGGCTAGCCTGAAGAGGAAGGCTCGTCCCGGCCTTGCTCGAAATCCTCCTTGATCTTCTCCGCGGACCCCTTGTCCATCCCCGACAGACGCATCGCCTGGTTGAACAGTGGAAGCAGGACCGCCGAGGACTTCGCACCGAGTGCATCCGCATCGGAGTCGGCGAAGATCCGCTCGCCGGTCTCCGTCACGAGCACCCGGCAGACCAGCCAGGACACGAGGTCCTCCGACCAGACGAAGTGATCGGCCTCGCCGTCGGGCATCGTCTTGGCGACGTAGGCATCGCGCTGCTGCTGCGTGAGCTCGGAGACGTAGACCTTCTCGCCCCCGAGCTCCCACGGAACGTCGGCCGGTTCACGACGAAGGTCATCTGAGCCGAGGATCGCGGCCCGCAGTTCTTCGATGCGGTTCATCTCGCCTTGAGCAGCTCGGGATTGTGGATCCCGTTGCCCGCGTGCGCCTTCGCCGCCGCCTCGTCGAACGTGTCCCATTGCGGCCTGCACTTCGTGCAGACGTACAGCGTGTCATCCTTGCCGGTCTCCAGGTTCGGGTAGGGGACCGTCTTGAATCCGTCGGTTCGCGTCGTCTCAGGCATCAGGGAATGGACTCCTGCACGACGCCCGGGTTCACGATCTTGAAGCGGATCTCGATCGCGAGCGATCCGGTCCGGTCGGGAACGATCCGCGTGCCGAGCCCCGTCCCGGTGATCTTCCACCGGAAGTCCGAGGGGACATGGTTCGCGCGGATGTACATCGTCGACCCGGCGTCGGTCCGCAGGTTCACATGGACCGTGTTGGCCGGGTCGTACTGCATGGTCAGAGTGACCTCGTCGCCTTCCTTCTGGCCGGCTCCGAAGTCCATCCAGACATCGCCGTACGACGACTGGTCGAACTGTGCGAGCGCGCCACCCAGACCAGGGGTGACCTCGCGGAGGTTCGGGATCGTCGCGAGTGTCAGGAAGTCGGCAGCGGTCGCGCGTTCCCACGTCGTATCGGTTCCCCGATACTTCACCATGCCACGGTCTCCTTTCGATCTCTGGGTCCCGGCGGTCTCCTGCCGCCGGCGGCCTCGTGGCTATTCGGTTATGGCAGCACGAATACCGCACACGTCACCGAGGTGGTGAACGAGTGCGTGATCGTGATGAGCCCGGTGGACTCGTTCTTATGGCGAACCGTCGAGATCCGGATGATCCGCTCCTGACCGTTCGTCACGGAAACCGACAGATCCGGGTCCCAGGCGGTCGCCAAGCCCGGATCGTCCGAGTTAGGATCATCGACCTTGCATACATCCGGCGATCCCCCGGCGTTCTTGACGTGCAGGATGTAGTCGCTCCCCAACGCCGCCGCGAAGGTGTCGCTGGCAGCTACCGCCGCATACGTCGGGGTGATCGACCCAAGGATGTTCTGGACCGTCAACAGCGCCATGCGCCCTCCCGCCTCATCGAGTTGCCACCGTGTAGATCTGCTCGGCCATCACCCTGACCGCGGGCTCAGCGGCCGTCTTCGCTGGTCGTAGGAACGGCTGTGCCTTGTGGCGCCGGGTTCCGTACTCCTGGTATCCGGCGTACGGGGTATCCGCGATGACCTGACCGCCTTCTTCCCCGACGGATGCCTTCAGGTGCCCGGTCAACTGCGGCGCCTTCGCCGTGGCGATGGTCGCGACGATGTGCGCCGCGTTCTCCTCGACCGCTTCGTCAGCGAGCTCGACCCGGGGGATCAGCGACAGGAGCGCCGCCTGCACCTGCGCGAAGTTGCCGTAGACATCGGGCATCAGCGCACCGGCCCTCGCTCGAATCGATCGAGCATCTGTTTCTCATCTTCCGTCAGGAAGATCCGCGTGGCCCCTCCGATCAACTCGGGGGCGACGCCTCCGAACTCCGGGCCCTCCGACGGTCCCTGGATCGCCCGGGCGGCCGCCGCGATGCAGACCTCCCGGAAGACCGAGAACTCATCCGAGATCTCGGCGTAGCCATGCGAGTAGGTCACGGTAGCCCCGCTGGTCCAGGCCGCGCCAGGCGACGGCACGGTGCCGGACCGGATCCCTCGCCCCCCGGGGGCGATGTAGTAGGCCGTCGTCGCAACCCCGTTGACCAGGACCTGCGAGACGGCCGTCACCGGACGCTCCGGCAGACTGAGGAAGGACGACACCGTCGGGTAGGCCGTGTACACATCGGCCGTGACCAGAGAGAGCACCTGGTGACAGTACGCCCGGATCACCGACGATGCCATCAGCAGATGCGACTGCCACCGCGCGAGGTCGTCCGGGAGTGGAAGCCCAGTGGCCTCGGAGAACTCCGCGGCGGTAGCGAACGGGTAGGCCATCTATCCGTTGGTCATCTGCCGAAGCGTCACGGTCCCACTCACAACAGTGTTCCCCACGCCCGGAGCCGTCGGATCACCCGCCGCATAGGTGCCGGTCGAGATCGCCTGGTAGACGATCCGCGTGGCGACGATGTCCACGTATTCCCCCAGGACCGCCGCTACCGCACCAGGCCAGGTCCTAGCGACGATCGCACGGCCTAGGTGGTCCACCGTTGCCGTGGTGACACGGTTCAGGTGATCCCTCGAGTCCGAAGCCGGGTTCACCAGCCTGCGGAGCAGGTAGTCCCTACGAAGTGTCGTGGTTGCCATCAGCCCTCCCTCAGAGCGTCGATGAGTTCATCCTTGTTCATCGCGGAGTAGCCCTCGACGCCTCGTTCTTTCGCCAGGGCCTTGAGCTGGGCCACGGTCCGGTCCTCGTACTTGCCGGTGCCGGTATCCAGCACCTCGCTCGTCTCCTCGACGGCGGGCGCCGTGGACCCCAGCCGGTCGCGTACCATCTGCGCTGCCTCGGTCTGACCCTCAGCTTCGTAGATCTTGAGGTTCTTACGTAGCCGAGCTTCCCGAGCGTCCGCCTGGGCCTTGACGGCGTCAAGCACTTCCTGCTCGCGGAGGGCTTGGATCTCTTCCGGTGTCGCCATCGGCCTCCTCCTTCTGAGGATGGGGGAGCCCGAAGGCTCCCCCGAGCCCCCTGTTCTTACGACGCGGTCAACTCGATGATGCCGGTGTCCTGTAGACGCATCGGCGTGAAGTAGCCGGCATATGCGATCTGGACGCCCATCACCGATGGCTCTGTGACCTGGAGCGTTCCCACCCGCTGCTCGAACACATCGATCGCGGCGGTCGAGAACAGGAACGCCTTCGTGCTCGCCAGCCCGGCGCTCATGTACGCCGGGATACCGGCCACGGCACCGACCAGCCCGGACGAGTAGTCGCCTGCGGACAGGCCGTCACCCGTCTGGGACACGCTGACGATCGGCGCGAACAGCGGACCGAACACCTCAAGACGGTCGGGTGCCAGCGCCAGAACCACTCGACCCTGACCCGCCGTACCGATGTAGATGTCACCAGCCGCCGCCCATAGTGCCGCCCGGATCGTGGCAGCCGTCGGGGAGGCACCGTAGCCCACGGCGGTTGCCGTCGAGCCATCGAGCGCGGTTCCCACGGCCGTCTCGGTCTGGACCGCGTACCGAGCGGCCAGGTCCCGGATGATGATGTCCAGGATCTGCGGCGACGAGAAGTCGATGTCCTGCCGGGAGACGTTGACATATCCGCCGTAGGTCACGGCGGTCCCCGTCACGCGGGTGATCGTCATCTTCTGGCTGACCAGCTCTGCCTTCTCGTCTGCTGCCGCACCTGCCGAACCCTGGACCGCCACCGATGTCCCCTGCGTCACCTTGGGACGGTGGAACGTCGAGGACGGTAGCGGCTGCGGTCCGATCACCGTGGTCAGCGGCCGTGCGGCGTCGACGTAACTCACCACGTCGCCGACGATCGGATCGGGGACGATCCCGAGGTTGTCCGCGGTCTTCTGGTGCGCCGCGGCACGCAGGTAGATCTCCAACCGCTCCGTCGCCGCCCGGTCGCCGAGCGAGGACTTGTACATGTCCAGCGCCCACGCACCTGCCGAGCGGTACTCGATCTCCTCCGAGCCCACCCTGCGTGCGGTGGTGAGCGCCTGGTCGAGTTGACGCATCCGGCTCGACACCATCTCTGCTGCTTCACGGGTCGCCTCGAGCTCCGTGAGCTGATCCTTGATGTGGCCCATGCGATCACGCAGAGAGCCCATCGTCTCCTTCTCGGCGTCGTTCAGGTCCCGCTCGGAGTCCTGAGCCGTCGCGATGATGCCCTGCACAGCCGCGTTACGTTCCTCCAGCTCTTTCTCGAGCCGTCGGATCATCGAATCGTTGGCCTGAGAACCGGCCATCTCTACTCCTTCCGGTATGGGTACGACGCGGCCCAGCCGATGACGTCGTCTCGCAGGATGGCGTCCAACGCCGGTGTCGA